TATAAAAATTTCCACCTACATTCCATAGCAAACCATTCTCTGGAATATTATTAAATTCTGTAAAAGCAGTATTTGTTATTTGACCTGTTCCACCTGGTGGTTCTGTGGTATCAATAATATCATCATCTGAACCAGTTGTATCTGCACTATTAATAATATCATCATCTTCAATATCATTTTCTTCACCAGTACTTGTATTAGTAAGTTTATTTGTATCTGTATTAATAACATTATTTAACAAATCAGCAATAACTTGTTGTCCTGGTGGTGTCCTACCAAAATCTGTATTTGCAATAAGTGCTGCTGTTTCTTCTGCTTTTTTCTTTGCGACTACTGTTTGACCAGGTATTGTTCTAGCAAAATCTGAATCTTCGATTCCATAATAATTAACAACATCATCTACAGTATTAAATTCTAAATCTGAAGTTCTAACTTCTTCTTTAGCTCTATTTATTTGTGCCATAGTTATATTGCCCATAGCAGCTTCTTTGTTAGCTTCAGCTAAAGTATCATATCCTAAAAACTCCCACCATTTTGTAATACCTGAATCATAAGTTACTGTTCTTGTTTTAAATGGTTTAGTTTCAGGTATAACAACTGGTTCTTGTACTACTGATGTTCCAGTAAATACTATTGTTTCTTTTTCTTCTTCCAATTTTCTATTAGCTTGTGTTTGATTAACAGGAGTTAAATCACTTTTAACACCTTTATTTTCACCTTGACCAGGTGGCGTATCATAAATATAAGTAGCTACTTCTGGAGATAAATTAGGGTCAGGATTTCTAGTTCCTTTAGGTCCTTGTTGTCCAAGTAAGTTATATGCCATTATTTTATTTCACCTCTACGAACTTGTGCTTCTGCTACTGTATCAGCAAAATCTCCTGCTTCTGCTGGAACTTGTGATTCAAAACTTGGTCGCATACCACCTGCATTTGCTTTAGTCATAGCATCTAATATCTGTGCAGCAAATACTTCTTGTTCATTTCTCTGTCTATCAATAACAGGATTAGTTTGTGGACCTGGATAAATCTGTGGTGGTGGTACTGTTGTAACAGGTACTTCCATAGTCATTAATTCTTCAGATATTTTTGTATTCATTTCATCTACATAATTTTCTATAGTCTGTCCATTAACATCACTTGCACTATAATCAATAGTTCCATTCTTAACGAGTTCTTTTGCTGTTTCTAAACCTGCAAACCAAGCAACTGATACAGCATCCCAAGAATTAAACATATTAAAATATTGTTGCACTTTAAACTTTGCAACTGCATCTTGTGCAACTGGATCGTGCCAATCAGCATCTCCATATCCAGCTTCTTCAGCCCAAGACTTTTGTGTTTTAGTACCATTCCAGTTAATATCTAATATTCCATATGCACCTAAACCTTGTACTCTTATTTTTTTACCAGTAACAATGTCTGTGATAACAGAAGGTGCGTGTTCTGCTTGATAGTTACCAGAACTTTCTTGCATCTTTAATGCTTCTAAATACATATCTATTAATGCAGGATTGCTGTCGTTGCTGTAAGTGTTCATATCATTTTCCATAATACTACCTTGGAGCACCTGTGATGCTATTAAGAATGATACGATTAGTGGCTTGAATATCACGATTCGCACCTAACCTTTCTTGTTCTTTTGCTGTAATTTGGTCAAACTTTTCATATAAAGCAGCAGTTGGAGATATTTCTGTTACTCCTGGTTCTACTTGTGGTGTTATGTGATTACCATAAGTTCCTGTAAGTAGTTGTTCTTGTGTAACATCTACATCAATATCTGCTTGTAACTGTTGTTGTAAATCAAATGCTTTCTTTGATTCTGACATAAGCACATCACCTAATAGTTTTAATTCATATGCTTTAGGGTCACGATCTAACTGTTGTCTAAATAATCCTTTAACTTGTTGTGTAACAGCATCATAATCAGGTGGTAAATATACTGCTTCAGGTTTTACAACTGTTGTTGGGTTTTGTGAGTAATCAATTAATACTTCTTTCCACCTAGAACCATTTGCTTTTTGTTCTGGTGTAACACCTAATCTATTTGCTCTAGCAAGTATTACAGCAAAAGCTCTTTGTGTTTGTAAATCCCAATCACCAGGTCTAAAACTTCCTAATTCTAATAGATTTGCATTTACCAAATCTGCTTGTATTCCTGCTATCTCCTCTGTTGATTTACCAGCAAATAAGGTAATGTTATCATCTTCAGTATAAAAATCTGTTCCACCTTGTGGTGGTACATACTCTCCAGTTACTCCTAAATAACTAGGTCCTACACCAAAACCTGCTAATACTGATGCTTCTGCTGCTGCAAAACTAGCATCTGTTGTTGCAAAATCTCCTATGTTTTGTTCAGGATTTGCTGCAAAGTCTGCATATACACCTATTGCTGGATTTAAAGTCTTAGCTCTAAGTATCGCATTCTCTACAGTAGTTTCACCTCTAAGAAGTATCTCATCATCTTCAGATAAAAATAATTGATTTTGTCCTTCTATCTGTTCGTTGTTTGCTGAATCTATAATTTTTTTTAATCGTTCTATAAATTCTTCTACTGTCATTTTCCTAAACTTTCTATCAATGCTATATCTTGATATTCTTCTCTAAGCTCTACTTCTAGTATATCTCTATACATAGCTTCAAACTCTGGGTATCGTAAAAATAATTTATCTGCTACACCTCTAAGGTGTGTTCTAAATGGTAACAAAGACTTGCTTTGTTTCCAACTACTTTCAGTATATCCTAATTCAATACTCCTCTTTATTATTCTATCTCTTTCTTTAGCATATAAGGCTAATGCTTTAGCAGCATCATATTCTTTAACCTCATCTACTAACTCATAAGTTACAGGATCAAACCAAGTATATAATTCTGCTATGATTTCTTCATTCTCTGGTTTTCTAATAGATTGTGGTATTGCTCTACCATAACCCCAATATTTAGACATTAATTCTTTTTGTTTATTTGCTTTAGCAGTAGAAGCTACCTTATCACTTCTATTATGTAATTCATTTTTGCGTAAAAAGTTTTCATATTCTATAGAACCAAGTAACTTATTTTTAGCTCTTAACCATTCCTCTGATGATCGTGGTTGTAAATCACCATTTAATAATGCGTTGTAATAAGCATCATAGGAAAACTCTGACTCATCTGTAGGATTTATATACCAAGCAGTTAAATCAAACTTTTCATATAACTCTTTATTCTCTCTAGCCCAGTTAGCACCATCAACTGTCATAGGTCTTTTCTTAATACTTTGTGATTTAGATGTAACTAAAGCAACAGGGTCTAAACCAAATCTCTCTATAAATATTGCAGTAGCTTCGCTATCATCACCACCAACTGATGTTTTTATGTTTCTATATTCATCTGCTAATTGTTCAAATAAATATAAATTACCATTTTTATCAGTAAGTTCGTATTCAGGTGTTGCGATACCAGAAGGACCTAGCAACTGTGATATACCTCTAATTAACATTATTTTCTTTGCATATTCTGTTGCTTGGTCTAATGATATTTGTGCTGCTTCAGGATTGCTGTCATTAGCTAAACCTGCATACAACATAGCTTTATATACATCAATAGTTGTGTTAGCAAACTGTCTTTTTGCTTCATCACTTTCTTGTGAATAAGCTCTACCTATCTTTTGTAACCAAGAAGGAAAAGGTATTGCTGTTCTAAATAATTCAGAAAATGTGCCTACTCTTGGTGGTGCAAAATCACCAAATATTAAATTTTGTAATATTCCTTCTTCTTTTAAAAACTCTGATCCTTTTGAGTTTAAATATGCTGCTGGTATCTGTATTGTTGGACCAAAACCAGGTAATACATTTGCTGCTATATTTACAGAACTTAGATAAACAGGCATATTTACATTTACGCCACCTTCTTCTAATTCACTAAACATCCATTTTTGCAATAAACCTTCACCTGGATAGCCAAATACTTCTTGACCATTTTTAGGGTTTTTATAAAAGAAACCTTTTTGTCCTGTTTCATCAAATACAGGATTTGGCTTTCTTCCTGCTTCGACTACTTGTTGTACTCTACGAAGTGGTCTACCTGTTTCTGCATTTATTAATTTAGCCCAAGTAGTAAAAATTTCTACATATGCTTCACCAAATGGAAATATCGATCTTGTTGCATTACCTAATCTGGATTTTGTTGTTACATCATATAGTAAATCTTTTGTCTTACCTAAAGCATCAGCAGATGCAACTTTATCAAATAATTGTAAATCATTAATGCCATCTACATTACCTTTAGCACTTGTTATTTGTTTATAAAGTTTTTGTAATTCTTTTGGTCCTTTTGCTAAACCTGCTTCATCTGCTTGTTTAATAATTGCTTGTAAGACATCATCAGTTGCAAACTTTGCATTTTGTGCAACACTTTGCCAATAAAAAGATTTAAAAGCAGGTGCTCTTGAAAGTTTATTTGTTGGCACAGCCATTAAACTATTAAATAATTTATCTACAACAGCATTATATTTATTTTCTATACCTGCTGTAATTTCTAATTCACCTCTAACTTTTGCAGGTAATACTTCACCAAATTCTTGTATAAAATCTTTTATAACTTTTTTTTGATTACTTACTAATCTTTCAGATATTGCATTATAAGTATCTGTATCTAATTCACCAGCCCAATATTTTGCTTTATCTATATCTGTCAAATTTTCAAATTCTTTTTTAAGAAATCTTGCATCTTCACTTGCAATAAAATCTAATAATCTTTTATCACCATCTTGTTTTATCCATTGACTAGCTCTAACTGCACTATTTGCTTCTACAACACCACCAGCAGTTGCAGCAATATTTGCATTTAAATAATCTATAAATTCATCTGTAAGTTCTTTGTCTTTACCTGCACCAAAAAATGGATGGCTTTTAGATGAAGTAACTTCCTGTATTTTTTTATTAAGTGATGTAGATTGATCTATAACTTCATCTTTCAATGCTTTTAAAGCTGTTGCTCGTTCAACTGTATCATCTATAGTTTGTATTTTTGCAAGTTTTTTACTTAATGGATCAAAGTACAGTTGCATAACATTTCTAAATGCTGATTGACCCCATTCTTTATCTATACCTTTTTCTAATATTCTCCATTGACTTGTTTTACCCCATTTTCTTTTTAATGATTTTAAACTACCTACTTGTGTTGTTAAAGCATCAGCCATAGAAGCATTGTTTTCAAATGAACCAAGAAGTCCTACCTCTGGATAAAAGAAACCTTTTTCTTTTTTAAACATACTTGCAATAAAAGACAATGGATGATTTATACCTGATGCAACACCTGCTGTAATCAAACGCAACTGTTCTTCTAATATAACTCTTGTAGTCCAAGCAGGTCTAAGTAATACAAGTGGTTTCCATATGTTGCTGTAATAACTATCTAAAAATCTTGTAGTTGCAGATCGTGGCAAGTTGTTAATAATATTTGCACCATACTTACCTAACTTAGAGTTAAGTATTTTTGTTGCTTTTATTATTTCTGTAGGATTTGGTAAATATACTTCTGTTGCTAATTGAGTTGTAGTAGTTGGTCTAGCTAATAATTCTGCTTCTATGCCGTATTGTTTTTTTAAAAAATCGTTTATAGGCAAACCATTACCAGATGAATCTTGTACATATCTACCCATAACATCTCTTGCTTCATCTACATCATCTAAATAACTAGAAAAAACACTTGTAGATTCTTTTATCCATTGTTCTGTTCTGCTACCTACTTCTGGTTTTAAAACATCTGTAAGCTCTACACGCATTGTATTTTCTAAAGTATCTACTAAAAGATTATTAACAGCAGTAACAGAATCTTTTTCATCTAATGCGACCATAGCTTTTGTTAAAAAATCTTTTTTAGTATCTACATCTTTAGTTGCAAGATTTATAAAACGATTGAGTTGAACCATAGAAGTATCTTTATCTGATACAACAATACGAGGTCCATATGTTTTTTCCATAGCTTTAGTTAGTCTGTTGCCTTGTTTTATTTTTTTAGGAACATAACCTCTTGTTACTTCAAGTAATGTTGCATCATCTAATAAGTTTGTAACTAAACTATTTCCTACTTCATCAAATGAACCAGGATTTGCTTTTTTAAGATTACTCAATTCATTTAAAAAAGTATGACTTTTTATACCTTCTTTTGTACGAGATATAATCTCACCTGGATTATCTGCATTTTCCCATAGAAACTCTTTAAATTTTCTACCATTGTTACTTGATAAAAATTGTTGTGTAGTAGGTCCTAGTAATGTTTTTCTTACACCATTAACAAGACCTGCTTGTTCAAATCCTTTTATTTGATCTATCGTTGCAAATACTTGTTTCCCTTTACGAACTTTACTAATGCCCAATGTTGCAATAGCAGTAGGGTCTAAAAACAACTGTGCTGCTGCATCTATAACACCTGTAATAATATTGTATGCTTCTGTTCCAGGTTCTACAATTTTATCAAAGGGTTTAAAAAAATATCTACCAATAGTAACTGTTGGATCTAATCCTGCTTCTCTAAACTTTTCTGCTCGTTCTCCAACAAACTGTACACCTTGCTCTGCTCTTTGTCTTGCAAGTTGATATACATTTTGGTCAAGAACATTATTTAATACATATTCTCTAGCTTTCTGTGGATCAGTACCATTACTAATTAAGTTTTTATATTCATCTGTTTCTTCTACATCTGTAATACCAGGTAATATTCCTGTGCCAAGTTCTGCACCTAAACCTTCTTTGAGTAGTGCTGCACCTAAACCTGTGTAAGTATTTTTTCTTGCTTCTTGATGTGATTGACCTTGTTGTCTTGCTTCTAAGTATCTAACAAGTCTTGGTGCTCCACCTTCCCAAGCAGCTTGAAATCCAGCAAAAGCATATCTAAAAGGTTCTTTAATTTTATCTTTTGTTTTATCCCAAATAGATTCTTTTAATGTGTTATTAGATTCTTGTTTTGCAAAATAATCTTTTAATAATATTTCTTGTACTTTAGGGTCATTGACATCTAAACCTAACTTTGTCATACCGACAACTAAAGAAGGAGATAAGTTTGGATATTGTGTTACAAGATTAGAAGCATAATCTGCTTGTTCTTGTGTTACAGATACTTGCCTATTGTATTTTCTTTGTGCTTGTACAACTTGGTCATCATCATACAAGTCCTCATCATAAATGCCATATGTGTTCATTGGTCAATAAGATTCAGTAAATAGCTATCACCTGTTAAGCGATACATCTCATAAATTATATCGTTAGTATTTTCTAAAGGTTCAGCAGGACCAGCACCAGGACCAAAAGGTAATCCTGATGTAACAGGTTCTGTTGGTCTTTGTGTTTGTCCAAAAATATCTACTTGTGGCATTCGCCTTCTTGTTCTTGGTTGTGCCTGTGGTGTTGTTGCTTTTGGTAATGGTGCAATTTTTTGCTGTTCAGTTAATGCTTGTTGTTCACCATAACCTACATCAGGCATTCTTCTAACAGCTTGTGTGTTATCTTGTGTATTTCTTGCTGGTGGTGGTACATTTAAAGCTCTCCTATCTGTACCTTTATTACTAGAACTCCTCGTTGCCATCTTCCTCATCCTCATCATCATAATACATAAAAGTTGAACTGATTATCATATAACCAAATGGAAACACCATTGGTGGCATTTGGTCAGTAAATATTCTTGTTCCATTTTCATCTTCGTTATCTTGAAAAATTATTGCATCACCTTTTTCATCTACATCAAACAATGAGTAATGAACAATATCTGCAAACTCTTTATTAACTGACATTATCCACCCATACCTTGTAATAATTGAGCTATGCCTGGTGGTGGACCTTGTGGTGGTTGGGTCGCACCTCCAAGCAATTCTTGTTCTGCTGTTGGTATCTCTGGTTCTTCTGCTGTAAAGAATTTATCCAATATGTTTTGCATATTATCTGGATTTTTTCTTATCTGTACAACAGCCATAGTTGCCTTAGCATCACCCTGTTGGGCTTGTGCTAGTAATGTATCAAACAATACACTATCAGCTTTCTCTTTTGTAATTCTATCGTTTACTCTCACTAAGTTATCTAAACCATCAAGGTTCTCTTGTAGAGTTTGTCTGTCAATAATTCCAGCCTGAAGTAATTGCAGCCCTGTTACAATCTTCTGTGGTTCATCATATCCAGCCATAGCACCATACACTCTGCGAGTTTTGTATGATCCACCAATATCTAAACTTGGATTGTATGTTTCAGAATAAAAAGTATTATCCATATATCCAGACAATGCTTTAGTCTTACCACCATACATTTTCTCATCCCACTCTAATCTCTTAGCATCTATCATCTCTATAGCATCAGCCATAACTGTATGATATTCTCTAATCATTAGTGACATACTTGCACCTAGTTCTTCTAATCCTCTACCAGTTGCAAAGCTAAGTGGTGATTGTGAGTCATCAGATACAGGATAAGAACCACCAACACGAAGTTGTCGTTCTATTCTGTCTATCTGTTGGAAAATCTGATAAGGAACATTTGATGCAGGTTTACTTACTTGTGTACCTGGTGCTAAATAGTTAACAGCGAATCTACCTTTACGATATTGTCCTGATTCTATCTCACCAGAAATGTTTGTTTCTGTAAAGACTGCATCTTCCATAGCTATTATTGACATCACATTAATCTTTGCCATTGAAGCCATAAGACCTATGATTTGGTCATACTGTCCTTGCAATCTGTCAAAGGCAAATTTCTTACCAATAACAAATGCTGGACCACTATCAAGTGGGTTTGGTATGAAGTCAAGAATAGTTCCTGATGTCATATGGAATATGTATGTACCTTCCATATTGTAATACTCTGCTATTAAGTCACCATCTCCATTACTGTTAGCCCAAGAGCCATTGTATGAATCTGTATATGCAGAAGCATAAGCATTACCTACACCAAGAATATTTGTGTTATATACATCTTTTTCTTTAGACATAATCTTGTCTTTTGCATTTGGATATGTTCTAGCAAGTGCTTCTTTAGGAACTCTACGAATAATTGCCATTTCTTTTGGTTGTTGATCTGCACCAAAATATCCAGGGAAACAGTTGTAAGGGTCACGAAGTTCTGCTATTGGATATGGTGTTCCATTTGCATCTTTCTTTTCTCTAATAACCCATACAGAAAAACCATAACCAGGTAGCCATCTACCTACTTGTGGCATTTGTAAATCTAATTTTTGTACCTCATCATACGCATTAACTATGCGACCAATCTTTTCTGCTTTATCTCTTGCTCGTGCAGAATCTTTACCATTAGGTACATCTACTTTTAAGTTTGGAATACGACCTATCTTTTGTGCTAAGTGTTCTAGTCCTGACATCATTAAGTTAGGTACAGGAATTTGATAATCTTGGAAACCTTTAAGCTGGTCGCCTAACAAAGCAAGAATACCATCAGGTCCACCATTCATAATGGCACGAACACGACCTCTCGTGGTATATGCACTTTGATTGTCAAAGTGTAACTGTGTAATAGCGTATTGTATTTCTTCTGGTGTCATTATCCCCAAGGACTTTCGTTCATATCAGTTAAATTCCATTCTCCAAAACTAGGCTTATAATCTAATCCTACCTCAGCTAATCTTTCTTTTTGCAATCTTCTTATAACTCTCATTGGAAACCAAGAAGCCATAACAACATCACTCTTGTTGTTTCTACCAGATTGCTTATTAGCACCTGTAGAAAAATAAATTAGTTGCCTACGATATATATTACTCTTAGTTTCGCTTTCTGCACTACCATAAGGCAAAGAAATTAGTTCTTCTCTAAATAACTCTCTCATACTTCCTACACCAAAGATAGGATCAAATTTGTTTTTCTGTGTCTGATGTCCTTCTAAGTAAATACCCATTCTTGCACAATACTCTTTTAAATCTTTATCTTGTCGTATTGCTCTCTGAAAACCATTCTCCTCTATAACCCAATGTGCTAGATTATATTTCTCGTACCATTTTTTTATTGTTTCTTTTGCCTGTATAATTCCACCACCTTGTTCATTCTCTATATCTACCATATACATTTTTCCTGTATCAGTATTTACAGCCCATAAGAAACAAGCCTGAAATCCTGTAGAAGCAGGGTCAAGTCCTGCAATAAGTCGTGTGTTAGCAGGTATGTGTCCTATTGTTCTATTGACATCTCTGCATTTATCTACTTCCTCTACATCAAACATTGTTACACCATCAACAAATGCTTTGTTTAAATAAACCATTTCAAAGATTGCTTTACCACCTGTTGTTTCAGCAGCTTGTAAACGAGATAGTAACCATTTGTAACTACGCTTACTTGCCCATAACATACAGTCAGTATGTACTTCAATATCTTGTTCTGGTAACACACACTCTGTACTATGTGCTTCCTCTACGATTGTTGTCATCTGTGGGTTTTCTAAAAGAAAGTTATATAAATCTTCTGGGTGCTGTCGTGAACCAATAACAACAATAGCTGTATGTTCCTCTTTACGAGATGACAAAGTTGTTGTCCACCATTGTCTGGTTTGTTCTCTTGCACTAGGTTGTACAGTTGTGCCGTGGTCCTCAATGTCATCTGCAATAATTAAGTCACAGTCACGAGAAAGTATCTTACCACCTTTACCTACAGCAACCATTGTTGGAGATTTAATACCTGTAACAGTTCTTGTAGCAATCGTAAACTGTCCTGATGTCCAAGACTTACCTGACCTGTTCTTAGGTTTAAATGTTTGTCCTGGTCCACAGAAATCCTCTATAAGTTTTTCGTTATGTTCTAAGTGATCGACTACAGCACCTACAGCATTCTTTGCTATCTCCTCATTACCACCAACCCACATAATCCTGACATTAGGGTTTTTACAAATCTGCCATACAGCAAAGTGTGTCAATAAGTCTGTCTTGCCGTGTCGTGGTGGACTAAGTATCATTTGTTCGCCACCTTCATCAATAGCTTGTAAAATACTTGCTATCCATTTCTTATGAAAATCTGCTGTTTCGTATGGATCGCCTGTTTCTGTCTGGAAGTATCTATCTCTAAAATCTTCAAATTTCTCTAAAGCAATAAGTGCTTCTTGTGGTGTTTTCCAAGTCTTTTGTTTTGCTAAGTTATCTTTATCTATTAAGTATGCTTCGTGCATCTTTGTTACTAAGGATTTATTGACACCTAGTAAATCAGCTACATCTTTTTTTTGTATAAGTTTTTTCTCTACTGCTTCTGCATAATCTCTGACATAATCTTCGTAGTGTTCTCCACGAACAGCAGTCATCTGTGATGTAAACTCTTTTTGTTTTTTAGCTTTCACTCTCTTGTGCTGTGCTTTACGACTGCATTGAACAGTACAATATTTTTTATTATTGTGTTTCGCTGTAAATTTTTTCTCACAGCCAGGATTGGCACAGGACTTTCGTTCAGCCATTACTTCTCAAATCTTTTTTTATAAGATTCCATTTGTTGTTCTGTAAATACAATTCCATTAGGAGATTTGTATTTGTTTTTTTTAACTTTTACAAATTCCATTACTTTTTGATTTTTTTGATTTTGCCGTTTTCTGTTCTAGCAAACTTGTGCGTTTTTGTTTCTCTGATAAGAGTGCCATAATATCTTTTGCCACCCCACATCCAACTTACTTTCTTAGCCATTATTTTCTCCTAAATCCATTCGTTGCGTAATATAACTTTACTTGCTTTTCTGTATATTTTCTACCACTTGGAGAATAATAATATTTACCTTTCTTTACAAAAGGCATTACCACATCCTACAAGACCAGTATCTTGCACTTGTCTTGTCTTTAGCAGTTGAACATTTGTGTCTGGCACGAAATGAAGCTCTAGCTTTTGGATTATCTTTTCTAATCTCCATATTAGGATCGCCAAACATAACCTTTTTAACTTTGCCATTAGACATAACAAAAACTTTAAATTTCTTTCTACCATATCCTGGTTCGCCCTTTTGAATCCTCGTAGGATTATTGAGCTTCACTTTCATTCCACGCCATTCAGCCATTATTTCTTTTTACGCTTTCCTTTACCCATTGTCATTTTCTTTTTATACTTATAACCTTTACCTGGCATATCTTCTCCTATACTATATCTTGTATGAGTGATTATATAAAAGGAAATAAATATCCTAATTACAAACCCTCTACTACATATAGTACAGGAAGAATTTGTATTGATGAGAACTGTGATACTGTTATATCAAAATATAACAAGTACAGGTATTGTAATAATCACAAACCTAAGACCTATCCAAGAATCAAAGGTCGTAATGCACCTAATGATTTACAAGACCCTATTACTGATTGTTAAGTAAATTTAATAAATAATCTGCAAGTGATTGTGGATTAGAAAATTCAAATAAAGAATAATCTTTACCTGCTTGTAAATCTTCAAAATCTTTTAATCGTTTGTTTAATTCATCTACATCAAAAAAGATTTCTTTTCTAAATCCTACTTGACCTAGCATCCAACATTTATCCAATGTGTGTCCTTTCTATATTTTTACCTTGTTCTAATATCATTTTTGCTAATGAGTTATAACAGATATCATACATAGCTGTAGTTCTATGTCCTGCTTCTACCATTTCAAATTCTATCTGTATTCCATTCTCATTAGCTTTTATATAATAATTATTGGAATGACCTTCGTGTGGATCAAAACCTACTTTAATAATTGCTTCTTTAATATCTTGCTCTAAGTCACTAGCGTGAATATTTCTATATTCATTTGTACCCCAAGCCTGTAATTCATAAATTTCTGTCATACTTCTCCTTTTGATTTACCTTACACAAATAACAACCAATGTCAACAATTCAAATGATAGTAGCCGTAAAAAAATTTTTTTATTCAAAGAAACTTGCTAAATCGTTTTCGCCACAAGTAGGACATAATCCATTCTCTAATTGATCTTCCCAGTAAGGGTTAAGACATTGGTCACAATCTTGTACATTAATATCTGCCATACTTTCCTCTCCATACCCTAGTTTACACTAGGGCAATTGGTTAATCAAACAGGGAAGTTGATACTCTAAGAAAAGAGTACTTTCATTATACCTTAATGGA